TAGGACAAAAATCAATTGCTAGTTCTTTTTCATTAAAAGCATCTCTGATTTGGTAACTTTCTGCTCCATTTCCAAAAGAATAACAATTAAAGAACATAGTGTCAATTATGGCAGAAGTTCCTGTTGCTATATTTTGATTTTGAATATTACCTGCGTGATTACCGTTTGCATCTATTGCAAATGATAGTTCGTTCTCAAAAAATACATCAGGCAAGGCATCAGAAGGTTCTGTTTCAAAAATTAATGTATTTTCTGCACGAAACACTTCAATGTTTGCTGTGATATAAATTCTACGTGAATACTTATAATTACTTCCTGTACAACTATTTGTACTACTCCAACTAATAGTAAGTTGATTAGTAGTTGGGTTTCTATAAAATTGCCAAAAATTTATCTCTGTATCATAAGCAGTTAATTGAGAACCTAATCCCGGAACAAACTCATTAACTTCCCCATCTCCTTTATCAATACCCGAATTAATTGTAAGTTCAATATTATCTCCAACAAACCATTCATACATATTGTCATAATCTTGCGTAGAAGTATATACTTTTTCTAATGTGTAACCTCTTGGCTCGCAAAGACTTCCAACGCCTCCTCTATTCCAATCTACATACCAATTGATTCTACTTCCGGCAGGTATATCGTAATCAATATACATACCCGGATTTGCAGGGTCTTCAATATTCATATCGTAAGACATTATAGTGTGGTTTCCTCCACTTGCCCATTGTTGTTTTTGACCCGGAGCTATTATAGCATTTTCAGTTTGTACTAAATTAAAACTATTAGGATTCAACTTTATATATAAACCTGCCGGAACATTAAGGAATACGGTTGGGTCAGCTTCAGTTGGTATTTCAAGAAAACCTACCGCTTGAGCGGTTTTTTCGAGAACAGTAGTATAAGTACAATTAAGTGTAGGTCCTTGAGTATCTGCTTTTACAATCAACCTATCCCCATCTTCAACTTTTCTCATATTCTCTCCTTCAAGTAAAAGCCAAGCTTCATTTGTTTCAGGATTAATAAAAAATAAATTGCTATAAATTGTTTCATACCTTTCAGCATCAGGTTTAATTACAAACTTATATCGTGTAGCCCACTTAGGCGCTCTTTGAGTAGTAGGTATTATAACTTGAATACTATTTTTATTTGGAGCATATCCACAAGGAACAAATTCTGCATTATTAGTACTAACTAACGCAGTTGTAGCTCTATTGAACTCATCCATATAAACCAATCCTACTTCATATCCTCTATTGCTATGTAAACTTCGAGGATTTGCAATCTCTTGAAAAGCTACTCTTGCAAAAGTTACTTGATAATACTCGTACGCTTTTTTTGTAGGAGTAGTTATATTATCAACATAAACCATAGATGGAAACTGTAAACCAATTACAGTACTTGCAGGAGTAGTTATTATTTTTATCGGTTGTAAAGTAGGAGAAATAGCATTTATACCACTTGCATATTTTATAAATGTATTAGGAGCTAAACCTAAATTATTTGTCAATGCGCAATTGAAAGAATCAGTAAATGTAACCCCATTACAAGACGTATCTTGACCCAACATAGTAGTTGAAACAGGAAGTATATTTAAAGAAGTACCTATTGCATTTTTAAATTGAGGGCTTGTTGCTAATTGATATACAGAACTGTAGTTTTGAGTCAGCAAGAAGCTAAACTGAAGTGTAATTCCATCCGTTATTTCGTCAGGCTCAGGAACATATCCTGTCCATAATTTATGAGATATTGTAACATCTAAAGATATTGCAGCACCTTCAACCAATGGAGAAGTACCTAAGTCAAAATTAATAATAGTATCTCCTACTGTCAATCCTGTAGATGCAGGGTCTATATTATAAATTCCATCTCCTGTGCTATCAATTAAATCTGTATCTCCAATAACTTCAGTAATTAAATTTGTAGAGTATTCAATTTTAGTTGGCTGACCATTTTTATCAATTAAATCATATCCTTCAACGTAATTTCCAAACATCAATCTATTGCCCATAATAGTCTGAGCCTTAGCGTAACGAGGAACATTATCGTAAAGTCTTAAAATTTCAGCTTCATTTAGTACTGTAAATATTTTACTATTATTAAATGAATATTGATATACGGTATTATCCGCATATCCGGCATCTACCTTATTAAATTGCTGAATAATTTTAATTACATTATTTTCTGACTGCTTAAACAATAAGTCAATTCCAACTACAAGAGGTCCTCCTGAATTGAAATTTATAATTGCTGTATTGCAAAAATTAGTCATACCTTCATTTAGCATACTATTAACGCTAAATTGAAATTGATTAGGAACAAATGCAGGTGCAGACCATTGAGATGTAGCAGAATACTCTCCATCTACGTATTTATATCTATAAGCAAAACAAATAAATCTTGTTTCTAAAAAGTTTTGTTGTCCACTTGTAGTAATTGGAGTTACTTCAGGTGCTTCAATAGGTGGTTTTTTTATAACGAGAATTGATTCAGGATTCAACACATCAAGATTTGCTACCGGATTAGGGTAGTTTCTATTTATGTTTATATTTCGTGGAGCATTATAATCATCTGTCCAAAATAAAAGGTCATCAATTAAGTTGATACCCGTAATAAGATAAGTAGGATTAAAATTTAATGTAGTATTTACGTTTCCTCCATCATTTATACTAATGATGTGATATGTTAATACATTAGTTAATACGTTAATAGATACAATTAAATCAAGTTTTCCTGTAGGTCCAATAGAAAACGCAGGGTCGTGAACAAACCAATAAATAGTCTCATTAGCACTATCTTCCACAGCCCCAATTGTTCTCGCTTGAGTACTTAATGCTGTTCCATTAAGATACCTTAATGCAGGAGCAGCTAAATCATTACCCATTGTGTTGGTAATAACCCCTACTTCAGACATTTCTGTTGACCCCATTCTGACATTCATAGCATCAACATATTCGCTTTCAGGAAGCACTCGTTGGTCAACGATTTTATTCATTCTTCCTGCTAAAAAATTTCTTGTGAAATTCGCCATACTATTTGATTATCTTATCCATACCTCTTAAATTCATTAAGAGTCTTCCCGGATGAATGTTACTAATTCTTATTCTTGCATTTCTCAATAATGCAGTTCTATCCTTTCTTGCTCTTGCTATAACATACTCTTGAACATTAAATTTAGAATTTAATATCTCATATTTTATAGCTGCGTAGATATATTGTTCAAATAATTTATTAACAGTAATTAGTGAATTATCTCCACCTTCCATACCATCAGATACATACTCAAGAATACAAAGTTCTCCTGCCATACTTGAATCAAAATTTATAACTCCTGCTTTTTTATCAATTTTAAAAGTAGGGTTAAAATTTGCAGTTTCTGTATTTAATCCAAAAGCAGTTCCAATTCCGTAATCAAAATACCACATCCCATCATAGTTCCAACCATATTGTCCATCAAATTGGTTTCCTTGATTTAGGTAGATACTTTTCTTTGTTCCTCTAAGTCTATCAAAATCTATTGTAGAATTTTGAGGCTGAAGTACATTTCCGTTTTGGTCAAATAAAATATTTCCTTGATTATCTTGTAAGTATGCATTAGAAGATAAAATTTGAATATTCTCAGTTAATGGTCTTAACCAACCATCTTTATATAAAGAAATACGAACCAAATTCACATAATCCGATGGAAGCACATATCTTAACGAATCAGTTACACTTAATTCCAATACCTTGATTTCCTTAAACGCATCATAATTAAGCTCTTGTATAGCTCGTTTTGCGTGAAAGATTATCTTATACCTTTCCTCATTATTCACTAATGAGTGGTTTCCTGAATACATCAATAAAAAATTATTGACTATATCATCTAAACTAACATATTGGTAAGAACCCCAATTTGCATCTTGAGGATTGTTACCGTTGTTGTCATAATATTCATATTGTGATATATATGCCATTTCTTGTAATTTTTATTATTATTGTTGAACACTAAATGTAGGTTGCTCGTGTGCTTGTTGGGTCATACCAAATTGAGTAACTTCCATTTCACGAATTGACATACCACAATATTCAAGAATTTTTGTTACTAATTTATAACCATCTTCATTTGGAAGTTCAAAATCTTGGTAGTCAAGTTGAGATTGGTCAAATGCAGGTTCTCCGCTAATTAATGTAACGTAAGTCCATTTTGGCGTTTTAGGGAATCTAAAATAAACAGCTTGAACTTGCCCTTTTGTATTTATAGTAGAAGGATATATCTTAACAGCCTGTCCTTCCATAGTATATGATGGATAAAATTCAGTTGGACTTGTTAAAGATGAAGCATTTAACATTGTTATTTTACCAACACTAACTTTATCAGCTTCTTTTAATGTTGATGCTTTTAATATTGAATAGTTATTTGGTGTAGCTGTAAATATATTTGCTGTTAAAGCTAAATTAGTATTTGTCGATAAAGACAACGATAATACATTAGCACTTGCTCCTGTGGTCGTATTAACAACAAAATCTCCTACAGATATACCATCAGACAAAAAGGTTGCTGTTAAATCCGTTAAAAAAGGCGTAGGGGAAGGAGCTGTTACTGTTGTATTTGTTCCACTCTTAAGTTTATTTGGGTAACATAATAACTTAAGAATATAATAAGAATCGTTACCAACAGTTGTAAGTGTAGGTACTGAGAAACTATTTAATCCTAAATGAGCTAAATAATCTGTTTGTAAAAAAATCTCTAATGTTTCAGCAAGAGGACTTTCAATATCAGCATAATCAGTACCTGAGCCACGTTGGTTCTCAGAATTTATAGTTTTATTGTAACTGCTATAATACTCTTCATAGAGTTCCATTTGTGCATTAGCTGCAAATAAATTAAAATCTGATGGAGAGATATATCCGTAATTGTTCTTGTTTAAAACGGATAATACTGCATTTCTAACTTCGTTTATCATTTTTTAAATCTTTTTACAAATATACATAAAAAAAAGCACAGAAATAATTCTGTGCTAATTTTCAAATAATACGCTTGTATTTATTATTGTGGTAGATTTGCCTCTAACATTTTAAGCGAATCAATACCTTCATCGCTTGATAAGAAGCCACCTACCATATCATAAGGGTCTTCTCCGTATGGTACTGATAACATTTTCTTTTTGTTAGTAGGCGTGTTAAACCAAACTTCTTTATCATTATTTCGTAGTGCTAATAATTTTTCTTCAAAGAACAATCTAACTTTAGCTTGAAACTGTAGTTCAGGGTCATTCAATGTAGCCAAGAATCCTCTTGGGTCATTTTTAGCAAACACTAATATGTCTCGTTTTAATTCTGCTGTTGAAATTGTTGAAGGGTCTTTTCCAAACATAACTCTTGTAAGAGTTTCAATTTGCTCAAGAGAAAGTTTTCTCGCTTCAACTAAAGCATCAATCTCTAAATCTAAATCTTCTACTTCTGAAGCAGCATCTTTTTCATCATCTACTTCCACGAAAATTCTTCCGTTTAAAGGATGATAGTGTAAGAAGGATTGAAGTGCAGGATTTGTTCTCGGAACGCTTAAAAAGCCATCTTCAAACATAATTGGCTCAAGTATTGCATTTCCATCTTGTTCATCCTCGAAAGGAGTCTTTTGATTTATCGCATATCTAAGAGCACGATTTTCTTGTTTTTTTTCATCGAACCACATTAGTGGGAATCTCGGATGATTTCTTGCCGCTAAACTATATGAAAGCGGATTACCCATTGTCAATTTATAGACTTTGTCTACTGAAACTACTGTTGCCATTTTTAATAATGATTTAATTTAATTTAATTTTTAAAATATAAAAAGGAGAGTGCCTTTAAAGACACTCCCCGATTTAGTATATATTATCCGAAACGGAATAATACGAAGTTGTTTGCACCTAAAGTACATACACATCTTTCAGACAAGAAGTTAACCTCCATTGCATCTAAGTCAGATGTTTGAGCACCACCGGCAGAACCTGTAATCCACGTTTTGTATCTACGGTCTTCAGCTTCTGAAGCACGGTATCTAACGTGTAAGAAAGGTCTCTTAGCGTTTTTACCCATAATTTGGTCATACACAGATGTAGAACCGGCAGGAACCATAAGTCCTGTGATTGTACCTGTCGCAGTAGCTGCAACGTTAGACAAACCACCTCTCATAGTTGGGTCGTTTAGGTATTTCCAATCAGATTTGTAGAAATCGTAACCTCTACGGAATCCTGTGAATCCTAAGTTTAACGCCATATCAACATCATTGTCGAATAAACCGTAAGATGCAGCTCCCGCAGCATTTACTCCGTTATATCCGTTCAATGTAGCTAACATATTGTCGATGTCGAAAGACAATCCACGGTTAACAAACACAACGTTTTCTTCGATAGCTCCTTGTTTGTCCAAACGAGAAACGATAGAATCCCACTCTGTTAAAGAAGTTGGAGAACCACCACCCCATACGTTACCTCTATTGTTTACAACATAGAAGATACCTTCAGAACCTCCTGCAACACCACCTAAAGCAGCTAAAGCTCCTGAACCTGCGGCAGCAGGAACTGCTTCAATCATTGCAGTCTCTAAATAATCTTCAAAACGTAAACGAGTTTCGTGCTCTGATT